CAGAGCCTGACCGATTGGAGCCCGTAAGGCGTCCACCAACTACTGTAGCAGCATCTGCCCAAACTAGCCGGCTAACAGCGAACAACACTAGGAACTATGTTGCCTAACGTGTTAACAGTCATCAAAATTGGTGCCAAGCCCGTTAAGGGCTTGTGTAGGATCGGCGCAGTAATATCGCGCTGTGGCCTAATTGGAGTGTGTGAGCTTTTGGGGGCTCGCACAACAACCGCCAAAACAATGGTGGGATGCATTGCGCTAGGAGCTTTGCAGATCACCGGAGTTAGGAAGACCCAAACCATGCGTTTTCGGAAGTGGCTCGGGACGCGCATTATTGAATGCGCGTCCCGTACCCACACTGGCCGAGGCATGGTGAAACGCGTCCGCAATTTGCACTACGCGGACAACAGGGACCTACCGATACCAGCACCAAATCCTGCTCCAGTCAACACCAGGAACAGGTACAATGCAACGCGGTTTATCGACCGTGTGTGCCAAGAGCTGGCGGGACCCGACAAGCGTTACGACGTGTCTATATCACACCGTGAGACACGACGGGGTATTCGAGGCGCGCGAATGGTTATCGCGCCAAATGATCTGTACGCTGAGCCACGGTACGACCACATTCAGTCTTTAGATGTGGTCACATTTGTGGATACAGATTATTATGTCACCGATGAGGAATTGTCCAGTTATGCTGGACACCACATGGTACTGTACTCACTCTGCCCAGACGGTCTGGCAGGCGAGGGACCAAATTCAGCGTGGAGGTTCGTGGATGAAACCACGGTAGTGGAGTCAGTTGCGGGAGGGACTGACTACATACACCCGGTGTGGAATTGGAACCGGGACAAATTGGTGCTCAGCAGAGGATGTTTCACCTACTTCTACGAAGTAGTGCAACACGACGTCGGCAGTGCACGCAAGGTTACGGTGTTAATACTCCGCAAGACTGTGTATATCCCATACGCTATCATGAAAGTGATAGTCCCAGGGATTGACACATTGCGCCTACGGCGCATGGAGGTGGAGCGACACCAACGATACCTAGTGGGAATATTTGGTGCTCCCGGCAAGCGCAAAGTCAATTTGCTGCCTGTCGGGAGCGTCGACATACCTGCTACGAAGATCGACACACGGCACTGGGAGGCATTAGCAATCAAGGCTAAGGGTATCAACCCTGACACCAAGAAGGCTAGCCTCCTACCATCCGACGTGCAGCAATACATGAGGCTGATCAAGGATGAGACCGAGGTAATCAAGAACGACCAGCATTATACGGTCAGCGATTACTTCACGTCGTGTTATCAGAAACCGCGCGAGCTAACTTTCCAGTGCAGCACTAACGCCAAGGAGAGATAGTCGACGAAGTGTGCCAGCAGGTGATTGAACCTGTAGCACCACCAATAGTGCCACACGCTGTGGCACCTG